AATATTCTGCAACTCTCAGGCGATGATACGAAAATATCCTGGAATGTACAATTTAAATAAATACTCTCTCTTTTCTAATGATGGTGAATTAACTACCATAACAGGACCAATGTATGCTGGAAAAACAGCCAACCTTATATTGTATGTCAAATTTGCCCGTGAACAACGGATAAAGTACTTGGCGTTCAAACATACCTTTGATACAAGAACAGAGAATACGCTCAAGTCTCGTGCTTATGCTGAGGAGATTCCCTGTATTTCTACATCATCAGCTGAGTATATTTTACTTAAAGTTCTACAGGAGGAACCTGAGGTCGTATTTATTGACGAGGTACAGTTTTATTCTAATAAACTTATTAATGTTATCGATACAATGATCAAAGCAAAAATAAATGTTGTTGTATCAGGTCTTGATACTAATTTTAGACGTGAATCATTTGGGACTACAATTACTCAATTGGTACAGAGATCTAAGAACAAAATTAAACTTCAATCACGATGCAACCTTTGTAATTGCCATAATGCAGAATATACACAACGTCTTGTTAATGGCATGCCGGCCCTATCTAGCGACCCAGACATTATTATCGATGATGATAAAAGTCTAGTTACCTATGAGCCACGATGTAAAAATTGTCATATTTTGCTTTAAAACATTCGATTTATTCATTATATCGATAAGCCATGTAATTATTGTAATATATTTTGATTAATATATGTTACTTACATGGCTTATTTTTCATACATTTTTTAAAAGAGATATCATTCTCTTAAGAGGATTATTTTATGAATAAATTATTTATTTTATTTCTTTTTCCATGCATAGTTAACGGTATGGCTATTAAAGAGAAGAATTTTATACAATCAAGTAAAGTTGATGGTATCGAACTGTCTTATCATAAGGATGGTTTTTGTGTACAAAAAGATAACAGCAGCTACAAAATCCCTTCATACAATGTATCAAAAGAGCTAAGGCACCGTAGTAAAGAGGAATTGCGATCATATCTGAAGACTGGTTGTCTAGAGCTTAAAAGAATGTCTGATGCGAGTTACAAAATTGAAGGACATCAACGAGGATTAGGGGCAGGACCTTTTACAGGCATGGTTTTCGGTCTTGTTACAGCTGTTGGTGGATGCGCTGGGACACTTGCGGCTACAATCGTATCTATACCTTCAACAGGCCCAGGCTGTATTTTTGTTCTCGCAGCTGGTGCAGCGGCTACAACTAAGGCAACAATTGCAGCAACTATTGTAGGTGGTGCTTTACCGCTCCCATAAAGGTAACACAAATTAGAACTGGGGTATCATGGATAATAACTTAATCTATTATATTAAATTGATTATTTATGGGTTCACAATGGCCGCCTTTAATGCAATATCAGTTGTTTATGTCGATGGTTATGTGAGTTTTATCAAAATTTTCATAACTACTATACTATTTTCATATATATTGTGGGCTGCTCGTGAATATTACCCAATTATTGGCGAACCCAGGAGTTTAAAACCATTTTTAATATGGACTCCTTTGATAGTATGTTCTTTAGCACTTACACAGTTTTATAATTATAGTATAAATGATCATTTTGAACTCAATTATCTGATTATTAATTCTATTTTAATGATCTCAATGGTTATTGTCGTAACTAATTTTAGATATATCGATTAAATGATATTTTAACATGAATGAATTTGCCCCAAGGAAGAAGTAGACAAAACCTTGGGGCAACCATCACGACTTTCGTTTACTATACAAACTTAAGTGGTTTTTACAGTACTCCGTGATGAATTTACATGTCCGCGTAACGACACATCTCTGCGTACAATCTCTTTTTATCATCTTCAGTTAATCCGTTAGCAAATGCATTAGCTTTGTTTAATGCGGATTCACCCTGTTGTGGTGATACTGCATTAACGTTCTGTGGTTTACTGAGATTTTTGTTAATTGCCTTATCTTGTGAGCTAAAATCATTTGGATTGATATTAAGTTTTGTTATTGCTTGGTGCGCTGCCTTGGCTTTGCTGTACAGATCAGGGTTAGCGTTAATAGAGGCTGCGAGTTCTGGGAATTGTGACTGTAGTATATATAATGCATCTTGAGAGACTACTTTATCGAAGTCTGGAAACTCTGAGCGGATTCTACTCTCTGAGAATGCTTCTTCTGCCTTCTTTTGGCTTTTTGTAAAGGAATCTTCTAATTTTTTGAGTTTTTTCTCATATGCTTTAAGATGTTTACCTTCGACCAGATCATCATTATTAATCGGATAATTTTCTTCTTCATCGCCTCTCTCTACGGGTTGTCTATTCTCATATTGCTGGTTTTTTCTATAATACTCATCGCGTTCACGTTCTAGACGTTCAGCCTTCTCGCGTAACTGTTTAAATGACAACTGCGCTGCTGTTTCTACTGGTGCTGCAACCGCTTCTGCAGGCTGTTCCAAAACAGTATCTTGTTTAACTTCAGTTTCTACCTGAGTTTCTAATACTTTTTCTGTTTCCATTGCTAACTCTCAATGATTAAGTGTCCTGATTCTTCTTTTTCGTTACTTAATTTCTTGGCAACATTTAAAAGTGTACCGTTAAAATAATCAAGTACAAATCTTAACAGTTGGTATTGTTCTGGCGGGCATAATTCTTTATGGTCCCGCATAGCAATTGCATAATCTTCAGTTGGTAATGTCCACATGTACAAAGGTCCATCCCAATCCTTATTGCATTGATATACAGATTGGTCGAACTGTGGTGTAGGGCATGAATTTCTTGACCAGAATTTTGTATGGATTTTACTTGTAGCAGGATCTTTTTTAAATGTGCTGACAATATAGAACAAATGCCTATAATTATTTTTATTTTTATTGAAACATTCGTATAAATCTTTATCGTAACTGTCTAAGGCAGCATTACGAAGATCGGATACAATGATGTTACTTCTCTCTCTTTTTTCCATCGTGATATCCCTTTTTTTAAAATATCACTACCATCATATACACGAATTTAATTCTAAAGTAAGTCCCAGTTTTTTTTAAAACTGGTGAATAAATAAGGAGGGGAAATTATTTCTTGTTCTTACAAGGTTTAGATCCTTTTTTATCTTCTTTGACAGAATTTAAAAATTCTTTTTTAAGTTTAGGTTTCTTAAGTTTCATTTTCATATTTTCTCCTTTAAATATTGGGCCCTGATTAAACAGAGCCCAATTAATCAACGGTTCTGGCTATTATCATCGTTCAGTATAATGGAAGATTTCTTATAGCGTTTAGCTTTTATCATGTTAGCAGGTTTGCCTATGATCTTATTGAGAATCTTCTGCATCTTAGGATCGCGAACCATTACCGCCATATTATGCCTTACGTGGTTTAGTAGCACGACGGATCATTGCCCCATCACCATTTTTCTGAGAATCAATACCAACAATAGTATCATCATACTCACAAGGCATGTTGTACTCGTTTGGTTGATACTTTTTAATAACAGTGTTTTCAGGCATGAAGGACATTGCGCTAGGATTTTCTGTAATCATAGCTGCTGATTCATGGTATCTTTTTGCCATATTTGGCCTTTCTGTGAACTGCCGATATAGTATCGACAATGGTTATCCCATCTACAACAGAGGGGTTATTTTAGTCACTTTGACTCAACTTTTTTTAGCTCACTATAATAATTATTTTTCTCATATAAGTGAGATAGAGCGATCTTTGCAGTCTTAATTGGATCATCATTAGTTATATTAGTCTTAGGATTTTTAGTTCCATGTTCTAATTCAACTTTCATCCCCATTTCGAACTGTTTAGGGTTGATCTGTTTCCAGTTAACACCAAGTTCGTCACCAATATCCTTAATTTTCTTATTCAAATTATTCCTTTTATTCCTCAGAAAAGGTCTCGATATATGCTTCTAAATAATCTTTAAGTAAGATTATTTCCTCCTCCGGCAGCTTCTTGATTATCTCTATTATTACTATTAACTTCTGCAGTTTTTCGATCATTCACAGCCCTTCCTGGTTTAACTGTAACATCAGAATCACCGTTAGCATTATCCTGTTCTTGCGCTTTAACGAGGTTATGCATCTCTAAAAGTTGTTTCATATGGCTTAAATCTATTCCATCAATCTCTTTCATTGCTTTAACGAGATCTAAAAGAGCAGAATCTTCATCTTTAACTGCCTGAGCGCGACGTTCTTGAGCAAGTGCTTCATTTTCTTGTACTCTAGATAGGCGTTCGATACCAAGACCTTCGTTCGCTGTAGCCTGAGATTCATTAAGTTTGATCTGAGATTGTAATTGCATCATCTGCAACTCTGCTTGTCTTTGTTCCATTTCTTGTTTTTGTTGTTGCGACTGTTGGATAGATTTTATAAGTTCTTCTTTGTTCTGCAATAGACATGAGTCTAATAGGACGTTATCTGGTACAGCAACACCCATCTCTCTTAACTGGATCAACTGTGCAAATTGTAACTGTTTTTGAGTTTGAGTAAGTACAGCCTCTTCAACGTGTGCGTTATATACACCGAATGACTTATTGTAGAACTGTTGACTAGGCTCGTCACCGCCGAGTATTTTCTTTATTTTACCAGGAGTATAGTTAGCTTGAATCACGTCTATCATAAGTTTGCCAAGTTGTCTTTGTGACCTATCAAGTTGATCAAATAAAGGCTGTAAGGTAACAAGAGAAGCATTTTGTCTAATCATGGACAATAAACCAGCAACATCATTAGTAGGAGTACCGAGTAATTCCTCACTAATACCGGATATATCATTCATTTCTTTACCCAACATCTCAGATAACTGAATAGTTGTTGGTGGTACTATTGGAGACTGTATTTGCTCCGCATCGGTCATTTGTGCTTCAGTCTTAAGAGCGATTCCCTTACCCTGTCCAGCCATAAATATATCTGAAGGATTGACTAAGCAGTCCTCTTTATACTTCCAACCAGAGTTTACCTGACTCTCTAAAATATCCAATTCTATTGCCTTACGGCGATTGTATAAGAATTGTGCATCCCTGAGGCCTCTGACCATTCCTTGTACGCGATAATTATAATAGGGAATTTGTGGATTATAATAGGCAGTTACAGGTATAAAAGGGTAATTATCTATACCCATTGGATTGTAGGAATTAAATAGAACTTGTCCTCCAGCAACTATAGCTAGCTTAACCGTAGGAACCTCTGTTTTCTTCATAGTGATTTGAGGGTAAGTCTGTAAAAATAGATTTAGGCGATCATCATCTTGGCCACGCCACTCTTGTACTTCACCAGTTTGTCTATCTACAAGAATAAGTTGCTCTCTATAATCTCTATAGTAGAACTCATCATACGCAATCAGGTTGCTCATGTTATAACCGAGGGATTCTGGTTGGTACTGAAACTTTCCGTCGCGCATGGTGTCATTTTGGAGGTTTTTAATAATATCTGATGCTGTAGGCATGAGACTTAATATATCTCTCTTGGTTAGATAAGAACGTTTCCATATAAAATGGCAGTCAGAAAGATCAGCGTTTCGAAAGAATGGGTCGATTATAAATGAATTGTAATCAGTTTTAGCTACTTTAATATCACCTGATATAGGATCATTTCTAAAATCTAACCAGAGCTGCAAAAGAGACATGCCAGAAATGAGAGCCTCCTTAAAGGTATCTGATATGGTTTCGAGGACATATTCTCTATTATGTACATAGTCAAAAATCTTTGAAAACTGATCTGCTGTCTTCTGGTCCGCATTCTCTACAGGAACACATACAGTTTGTTTGCGGTTTTTTCGCTGATTACCTGAAACAAGATCGATTTGTTTACGTATCTTGTTAAATATAAAGGTTTTGCGCATAGGACCTGGAACACCAGCCCAATATGAATTAAAGGCTGATTGGTCGCCACTGTAAAATTTATGATCTAAATCAGCCTCAGAGGCATAGGTTAGATTTATCGTAATTGATTGCATGTACAAATGATTCATATACTCAAGTATATTGCGATCACCTGAATCTACATATTTAGTATCAAGCTCTTGAAATATCACTACTGCCCCTTTTTCAATTGAGCGTTTTTCGTTACTTCATTAGCTTAAGTCCAGAAGGTATTTCAACGCAATGATTTATTGATTGTTGATCATATATATAAGAGTAATTATGCAGAGTAGACTCAAAATTCCTATGATTAAGAAGATGAAACTAAGGATTGCTTCTATTACTGATAATATATTCATGTTTTTTTAACCCTTCATTGTATGTATTAAGAACATCTTTCAAAGAAAACACAAAAATATAGAAAATCAAAAGCAGCCATAATTTAGTAGTATCTTCCATCACCATGGTTCTTTCTTAAATGGTCTAGCTGTATCATTAAGCATCATAGCTTCTTTATATCTTTTATCTAATTCTTCCGCTGATAAACCATCACGCATTTTTGGTAACGAAACGCACAGATACCTAAAAGCATCAGCAAAATGGCTATCACTATTATGTAACGGACGGTCATGATAGACTTTTCGTTTACTATCCCATTCCTGTCTATAATTCTCCAGTGCCTTGATCAATGGTGCACAGACTTTTTCATCAATCCATATTTTGCCGAAAACAGAACGGCACGACTCTATACCATCCATAAGGCTTACGTTATTCGATAAAGTGAATTTGATTCCTAGTTCTCTTGCCTTAGATATTCTAGTTTGTCCTGAACCCCATTCTTTGACAGCTATGTCATGTGGCGCTATATGACGACCCATAGTATACGGCTTAGATTTGATTACATTGACGTAATGCTCGAGACCTTCTTTGTTCTTTTCATAGCAATCAATTATTCGGACTGTTTGCCCTATACATTGGAACCATATGATAGTTGTTGAATCACGGACCCCAATATCCCAAGCAGTATGAACAGCGAAACCTGGTTCCCAAGGTACATTAGTAATCTGTCCCTTAAGACGCATGCGATCAATATATTTTGCATAATAACTACCTTCAACACCAGCAGAAAAGTCACACCAGTATTCCTGGCGTGCAAGATCTTCACTAACTTCGCATGATTCTATCTCTTTTCTAATATCAGCAAGTGAAATATGCCCACAATCTTCAACCGTAAGCTTGTAACAAAACCAGTCTTTAGAGTGACTTGCTATCTGATAGAGAGTATAGAAATGATTATACCCTCTCGGTGTACTCAAGAATACAACTATACCATTATTTGCATTCATGATAGGCCGCACAAACTGATATGCGCGTTCATCTGAAAGAGACCATTCTGAAAATACTATCATGCGTGGGTTTGTACCAATGAGAGAAGTATCGTACGTATCTGAGCCCATTAGCTGAATAATGGAACCATTTATAAGTGAGATCTTCATCTCTTGTATATTAATAGCCTTAATAAGTTCTTTTGGAATATAGTCGATAAATTTGTTGCCATCTATGGTAATACTGTCAAAAATTACCAAACGACATTGTCTATAGGTCGGCAGGCAATAGAAATAGTTACCTATCTCCATGACTGCTTTACGTATGATCAAATTCCAAGCTGTTAAATCTTTACCTGAACGACGACACCATAGGGCTAGTACTTTTCTATACCCTTTATTTAATACAGCATCAAGGAGAGGTAACTGATAGTCCCGCGGTTTATATTTATCTAATCGTACCTGGGTTTCAGTCGTCAGATTCATCAGGCTCCAATTTTGGCACATTAGGACAATCCTTAGTTTGCTCCATCACAACTACATAGCTCTTAGAATTGTCTTCGGGTTTATTCTTAATACCATGTTCCCATTCAAATAGTTTCTTATATCTATCGCAATAGAGATTAAGATCCTTGTGAATAAGTGTATGAGGTATTTTACTCTTTAAAACATCTTCCCTTAACTTATCCCCTATTGCTTCCATCAATTCATTATAGGCATCTTTTAAATTAGGGTATTTGTGTAACCAATTTTCGAGTGTTCTCACCTCAACTTTAAAAGGCGCATCAGGTGATTTTAGATAATAAGATACATGCTTAGTACTCTCACAGTTTTGTGCACATTTGAGAAAATATTCACATAACGAGTCCAATTTGCGTGTGTCTAATAGTTCTTTTTTTCCTGATATCACAGAGTAATATTGTTCAAGTAAAGGCCTTACTAGACCTCTTTTACTTGTGCGAATCTCTTTTGACTGATCAGACTGTTCAATTGTAGAGTGTTTTGGTTTAATTTGTGTTTCTTTTTTTTTCATATAGCATCCTCAAAGTAAAACTCAGTTCTTGGCTTACGTGAATAACGCTTAGCAGCTGTTATCTTCACCACCCTCTGATCGTCCGCATATAGTACCCCATTACATACATCACAGAGAAGTTTTAACAAATTATCCAAATCTGGACGCGACTCCACATATGTCCCCTCCAACTTGTCCGATTTATATATAGATAAAGGCATGAAGAAATCAGCAAACAAATGTTGTGGTCCTGTTAACATAGGCATATCATCACGTTGCCGTTCTAAATCTATCGAAAGGATAAGTTTGTGTTCTTTTTGCGAGTCATAGACATGATTATTTGTAAACCGTGGCCTAGATAAAGCCTTAGGATTGCCCATCAAACAATATTTCATACGTGTCTCCTTCTAACGTTGTTTGGAAATTGACCAAACTGCTATAAAAACCTTTTAGAAAAGTATAATGGTTCTGCGAATAGAATGATATGCGTATCAATAAAAACAGTTCTTATATCGCATAAGCCAAAATGTCAAAGTCCTCTGGTAAAAACGAAAACTTAATCTTAAGTTCATTAGTCCAATTAGTTTTCATCATGTCGTACAAAAAGTGCGGCATCTTCGATAATGCAATGCGACGATCATTAATTATCTTGTTACATTCTTCAATAGGTGAAGATGGGGCCCCGAGGGGCGGGGGATTATTTAATAGTTGGGTTTCTTTATGTGTATTGATCTTGGGTAGTGGTTTAGCAGATTCTTTGATGTGTAGATCTTCTTCAAAGCATTCCTCGTAACCATCTTCCTCAAAGTTGTACTGGGGGGACCACTCCTGGGGGGACCACTCCT